TCCATATGTATGTATGGATTATACCACCGCACAACGATGCAGTGCAAGATCTTGTCACTCGACGACATGCCGCCGGTATACTTGCAGGTGGTATACTTGCCCACCGTCCACGCGCAAGATCAATGCCAGCTGGGTTCATTGCTGCCGCTCTTGTGCCTATATATGACCATCTAGTCAGGTTATGGCTTGCTACGCTCCTATGCCTATTATAGGGCTTATAACGGTATGCCTTATACATGTATTACAGGTGATCGGTATTCTGTGAAATGGGCCTGTTCTTACATATACCGGTGATCAATGGTTGTATCATTATTCCAGTATTTGGATATAGTCTGTGCTTATGGCTTGGTGTTGGTGTATAATTGGGAGTTATGGCAGTATGACAGGGCCATAGTAAACCCTTTTTTGTAGCCATAGCTACATTTCCCATATAACTGGTTTTGTAGCCATGGCAACAATTCCTGCCCGTCCCGCATGTTTTCCTGTAATGACAACATAACAATACCGTTTTTGTATCTTTTCGGTATTATTTTACCGCTTGCAGGCCTGTTTCGGCGCGGTTTTCAGGCCAGCCACTACATATAGTGGTGATCCTTCTCCTTTTCCTCGTTTCAAGGTGCCGGAAGAGCTCCTTTTTCAGCGCCAAACTACCCCCTGGGGGGACCCTCCGCCTGGCGGCGGAGAGTTACCTCCCGCAAAAATATCCCGCTATATAAGGCCGAAAAAAGCCCCAAGATCACCCAAAATTCCACTTAAAAGTATTGAACATTTCAGAATCTGTTGATAACATGGATATGGGAGGTGTTTAATATGGACAAAAAAACAATTGAAAGATACCTCAGAATTTACCCGGATATCGACAAAGAGATCGACAGATTAGAAACTGAGTTGAATGACATCCAGGAAAAAATAAAAAAATACAAAAATAGTTCAAATACATTCTCCGTGTCTGCTCTTAACACATTTCAGTCAGCATACGATTCCTGTTCGGAGGAATTATGCAACGCAATTACAGCAAGGGTTGCGATAAGAAAGGCATATTACGCTCTCAAGCCTACACAGAAAGGGATAATAGCATATAGGTTTTGGCAAAACAGACGCATAAGATGGGTTGATGTTGCACAGGAATTTCAATATTCCAGAAAGCATGTCGAGAAGATTTATGCACAATTCCTTTTAAAAGTGGATACTTTTTGATACTTTTTATCCCTTTACAACATGTCAAGAGGGTGCTAAAATTAAAATGTCAGAGGTGGCAGAAAGCACCGGAGGAATCCAGGTGCTTTTTTGTTACCACAAAAAACAAAAGACGTGTACCATGTTTGGTACAGAGGTAAAGAGTAGTAGGCAGGGCAATTATGCACCTTCAATATAGCAATACCAATGGTTACATCAAATTTGAATATACCCCAAAAAAGTCGAAAACAAGGGACAATAGTGGTCATTTTCTGGGGGTTATTAAAGGGGTGGTTTAATTGGGTGAATCGGGTGTATTGAAAGCACATATCATTGACATCGAAACAGGGAAAGTGACTCACGATATACGCGAGGGCGACAAGGTCAGGATTATAAGAGAAAAGCAATCCAGACCAAACAAACGCAGCGAGCCTCAAATTTACATCAACAAAGAAGAACCTTTTATAAAAGTTTATACCAAGCCACTCTTTGAGCTTTCAAAAAGCTTATCCGGCACAGAAAGCCAATTCATTAATTACCTGATTCAATTTGTAAGATATGACACTGGTATACTTGCCTACAGCAACGGCAAGCACATCACAAGGACTTCAATGGTTAAGGATACCGGTTTAAGCAAAAAGACAATAGACCGCTTGATAATAAGTCTTTCAGATAAAGAAATACTCGGAAAACACAAAACCGGGCGATGCGTTACGTTAACCGTCAACCCGTTTATTTTTATGCGCGGACACAAAGTAAACCAGACACTGTATGAATTCTTTAAGGATTCAAAGTGGGCCAAAATTTACGAAGAGCCCAAAAAAGAATAGTTGAATACCAATGGAGGCGAAACCAATGGCAGTACCACGGGACTTTTACAACCTTTTTGATATCTGCAAAATGGAGGGGATTCCAGAAGGCACCGCAAAAAGTGCAGTCGACAGAGGACTTGAAGGCGTATCTAGCATGGAAGCGCTTAAGGAAATCGGTCACCTGTTTAAACAGTTTGAAAAACCTGTTCGCGGACGCATGTTGAAGCAGTACGGGATCCGGAGAAATCATTACGATTACTGGAAAAAGCACGGTCACGCTCCGGTAATTGCCCCTGGGCGACCGCCCAAGTGGGATGATGCAACACAGATCAGGATCCACTTGAGGAAAGATGTATATGACGAATTTAAGGCGATTGTCGACAAGGCTAACTCGGTATCAGCCGTGAAGGTTTCTTACCGTGACATGCATTCGGTAGCTGTTCAGGAATTTAATGCAAGGAGAAGGCACATATTGGGTGGTGATTTATAATGTCCGAACAAAAAAACAAAAAACCTGAAGAATTATTACCTTACAACCCCCTATTGTCCTCCCCACCACAGGAACTGACTGTTATTTCACCGGACGATGAAACTGAGCAAAAGGTTCAGCTAATCACAGAGATTGAGTCTCTTGCGACTATAAATAAGCAGCAGTTGTCTGTCAGACGCCAGCAAATTGAGCTTATTGTCGATAACCAAAAGCTTGAAACTGCGCAAAGAACCGCAAAAACGATTGATAAGATAATTTCCGCTGTATCAACGGAAGAAGTTTTAGAAAGAGTAACAAAAAATATAAAAACGCCCCTGGACATGAAACTCATGGCCGAGGCTGCTGAGAAATTGGCAACAACCTTGAAACATCTCATGAACCCTAATGTCATGGATGAGATGGGCACAAAGAAGCGACAGAAGATTAATTTCATGTTTAAGAGCACGGGCACCGTTCAAGGTGCAATCCAAATAGATAGTTCAGGTGATGAGTGAGGCGATCGCATTGATTGAATATTACCGGTATACCGATACAGAGCTTAAAAAGCTTCTGCAGAGTATAACTTTTGTTGTCGACACGCGGGAAAATGCAAATGATCACATAATCCAATATTTTGACCAAAAGAAATTTCCTTATATCAGCAAGAAACTTGATTTCGGTGATTATACGTGTTTCCTTCCGGCAAATCCAGAGCTAGGCATAATCCGCGACACATATATTGATTGCTACATCGAGCGCAAGGGTAGCCTTGAAGAGCTCTCTGGGAATTTTTGCAATGACCGAACCCGTCTTGAAGAAGAATTTCAACGGGCTAAAGGCAAGCGACTTATCCTTATGATAGAGGAATCTGCTGGCATGGAGAAAATAATTGAACACAAATACGATACTCAATACAACGAGAAGTCCTTCATGGCTTCTCTTTTAAGTTTCGGGCATAGATACGGGCTTGATATTCATTTCATTGATAAAAAATATGCCGGAGTATTTATATACCTGCAGATGTATTACGCAATACGTGAGTTATTAAAATCTTAACTAAGTATTTTAGGAGGCGAAATCATGAAACAAATATTTGAGAACCTTTACTGTGGGAACGATGCGGATGTTTATGATTTATATAGCCAAGCAATACCCACTCCGGGTAATGGCGAAGGAAAATGTCCAAGTGCATGGGCTGTGGTCCATGCTGCAAAAGAAAAGTGGCATAGAATGGTCGTTGGCTATACAGGGCGCGGATGTCCAAAGGATTCACCTTTCTATTACCTTAAAGAATTTCCGAAAGAACTTTATTTGAATATTGTCGACGCTCCACTATCAATTTTCTTCTCAAAAGAAATGATAGACAAAGCCCTTGACTTTATCGAACAAAAGTTGGGCGAAGGACTAAAAGTTCTCGTCCATTGTAATGAGGGCTTCAGCAGAAGCCCATCTATTTGTCTTCTCTACCTCATTAAAAACGGCATTATCAAAGGCGAAACCTTGGAAGACTGCGAAGCAGAGCTTATGCAGATTTATCCAGCGTATAATCCCGGAACCGGTATGAGGGGATTTGTCAAAGAGCACTGGTTAGAGTATGTAAAATAGACTTTTATTTATTATATTTTAACAATCATGCAGGAATTTGTTACTTTTTGTAGAATAATATCTATGAAAGGAGGCGATTTCCATGGCAGATAATGATACTTGGGATTTTTACTTAGATGGAGAAGGTCTGTGGCGTTGGAGAAGAACAGCTTCAAATGGGCGAATTGTTGGAGCTTCTTCACAAGGATACACTAATAAGTCTGATTGCGTTGCCAACGCAAGAAGAAATGGTTACACAGGCTAAGTAAAAAGAGAAACAGGAAAAGCACTCTACAAGGGGTGCTTTTTCTTATGCATATTATCAGGATGATGTCGCGAGACATAGGGCAAAAAAGCTGGTCGATTGTAGATTGATCTGGGGTGGGAATTGGCTTTATTACAAGTATTTTATGACCAAAGGAGTGGTAGAAATGATTAAATTAATGGAAATGCAACAGGAGATCATTGATAGTAATGCACGGGTAAAACTTGTTATGGGCGGTCACCGAAGTGGTAAAACTACACTTGCAATTATGGCGGCATGGAATATGATGGGTAAAAACATATTTCGCCCTTGTGTTCTCTTCTTGGTTCCAACAAACAATATGCAACGTAGCACATCGGGAGATTTGGGACATCTATTGAAAGAACACTTAATCAACGTAAAAAAAGTTCCAGACAAACACGGTGGCTACGTCTTATTTGAAACGCAGCGTGGCGATATAATTGTATCTGACCACTTTATCCCGGATCCATTTGGGGGATATGTATTCGACAACGCGACAAGTAGTAAATACGTTCATCCGGAGTTGTTAAAAAAGATTGAAAATTCATTTGTATATCTGACAGGTCACTGCCCTGATGACTTTAATAACGCTTTCTTTCTGATGTGGCTGAAAGCTTATTTCTCAGATGTTCCTGAACAAAAAGCTTTCAGGATCAATTCTGAAGATAACCCTACTATGGCAAAAAAAATGGAAGAATATGAATTAAGGCTTCCTGACGGAAGTAAATACAACCGTGGATATATGTGTATCCCTGACTTTTTGGATTGCATTGAATCAAACTCAAGCGAATTCAACAAGGATGATTTCTTTATCAGTAGAACCGGTCGTAACAAAGCGGAATTTGAAAGAAGATACCTCGATAAATGGTAGGATAAAAACCAGCACTAATGAGAGTGCATTCTTATTGGGGGTGGTAATATGCCTCGAAAAGGCGGTTCAGTAAGCATTATACAGCAAAAAAACGAAAAGTTAATACAGCATTCCACCAGCGACAAGGTTTCTATATGTGAACAGTGTGGAAAACCTTTCCCCCAGTTATGGCGTCATGAATATGAAGCTTATACTAGTTTCAAAACCTGTGGTGCCTGCAGAATGAATAATGCTCGCGGTGGAATTAATGTATCTGCTGAATATACACCCCATTGGGGACAACAACTGGTCCATGATTCAGATGCAAGGTTTAAGGTTATAAATGCAGGTAACAGATGGGGTAAAGACCGTTGTTCCATTATGGAGGGAATAAGATATTTTATCGCATGCCTCAATGAAGAACGGGACAGAACAATGGTTCCGCATGCTTTGTGCTGGATCGTTGCTCCTACAGATAAGATCGCTCGACAAAACTGGCGCGAACTTCTGCATAACCTTCCTAAAGAGATAGTCGTGGACATTTCAAAGACTACTCAGACTATAGAAACAGTCAACGGAGGGATAATCGAAGTCCATTCCGCATATGACCCGGAAGCGTTAGTCGGTGTTGGCCTTGACATAGTAATTATAACAGAAGCCGCAAGAATAACAGACATGGAAGATGTGTGGGACAACCTTGAAGCACGTTTGAACTCTCCTGGGCGCGGGCTTGGTGGTAAAGGCGGTATCGCTCTTATAAATTCATCCCCACTCGGAACAAACTTCTTCTATAAAATGTGGAAATGGGGACAAAAAGAAACTTCTGACTGGGATCCCAGCTGGGAATCTTGGACCTTTACAACATGGGATAATCCGTATATGGATGTCCGCGGCGAAGAAATTCAAAAGAATGGCCGCACATACAAACAGAACCTTGAACGAAGGATGTCTAAAAACAAGTACAATCAGAATTATCTTGCAAAGTTCCTTGCAAAAATTACGGCTGTATTTCCGAACTATGAGCGTGTAATAAGAAAAACTCCACCGGAACTAACCAAGGACGAAGAAATAAACGAATTTTGGCGTCTTTGGGAACAACCTGAGCCGTTTGAAGTTTACACAATCGGGTATGACCCCGCTTCTACTGGAGACGGGCACCCGGTTGTTATTCATAACAGTAGAGGCCGTGTTATGAAAATTGACCCGATGACAGCTCTCGGATGGGACGCACAATGGGACAGGGTTGCATTTTATTCCCGGATGTATAATGGAGCATCTTGTAATTTTGGCTCAACAGGTATTGGTGAAACAGTAGGTTCACAATTAAAAAAACGCGGCGTACCAAACAATCCTATTCCTGAGCAAGGTCGGAACAAAGAGAAATTGGTTGAAGATTTTGCGATCGTCGTCGAACAGCAATGGTGCGAAATACCGTGGTCACAGGAAACCGAAAACCAGTTAAAGGATTACATTCAGGTGCTGCGTCCCGGGCAATCGACACAATACCACAACGGTTCAGATTCTGAGTTTGATGACATTGTAAGTGCTTTGTACTTTAGCTTTGCAGGATATCAGGTGTCGGTTGAATCTCTGCCTTGGATGGGCAGGATGACAGGCATCGACAGAACAGCTTGATGTGAAGGGCGAAAGCCTTTTATATACCAAAGTGCGGTAGATCAATAATCGGGACTGAATGCGGATCGCCTCCGTTCGCCTTCCCGATTACTACCGCACTTTATATTTTATCTGGAGGCAGATATTGGAGGCGTATTATGAGCGATATCAAACACATGGACATCAAAGAGTTTAGAGAAATGGGCCTTCTGGCAGAATTGAATAGGGTGTTTCTGCACCCGCTCGGCTTGGCACTGGAAGTAACTATCGAGGAAGACGGAACCGAAAAGCTTGGCGGCATCTGGGACTACCGCGATGATCCGGAAGGTATGCTTTATTCTGCGTCACACTTCCCCGTTGATAAAATCAAGAAAGCTCAGGAATTCATCAAACAGAAACATGAACAGAGGCAGAAAACGTTGGGGTTTATATATCAAGACTCTGACAACCCGCAATAAATTGTATGGAGGCGATTATATGGATGAATGCAAACACAAGTTTGTTTTTATGGAGACGGTCAGGCAGCGCGGTGAACGTGCATCATTCGGCATGAGCGCACAGAAAGACTGGAAACGAATAGACCGATTCTACTGCGAGAAGTGCTTAGATATCAAAGAG